TGAGCCTTTTGGTTCTTACGGATATGGGGAATGACTATGGCGATTGATCTTCCGGCGATTGGTGAGGCCAATTGGGGTACGAAGCTGAATGCGGCCCTGACTGAGTTGAATGGTGTGGGGGTGGTTGCTGTTGCGGCGAAGGATGCTGCGGTGGCTGCTGCTGCTTCTGTTCCGTCTGATGCGACTATTGCGGCGACGTATGCGACGAAGGTTTCTCCGGCGTTCTCTGGTACTCCTACGGGCCTGACGAAGGCGCATGTGGGGTTGTCGAATGTGGATAACACGTCGGATGTGAATAAGCCGGTGTCCACTGCTCAGGCGACGGCTATTGCGTTGAAGGTGAGCACGTCGTTGGTGGGGGCGAATTCGGGTGTGGCTCCGTTGGATTCGTCCGGCAAGGTGCCGTCCGCAAACCTGCCCACCGCGGCGACCGCCAGTGTTCTGACTCCGGGCACGTATGCTGCACGCCCGACCGCTTCTTCGGCAGGAGCGAACACTCTGTACTACGCCACCGATGTTCCTGAGTGCTACTTGTCGAATGGTACGTCGTGGTCTGTGGTTGGTTCGGGTGGCAGCGAGCTTGCGGTTGCGGTTGTGACTACGACGAGTCTTGCGCAGGGTCCGGCGTTTGCGAACATGCCGGGTATGACGATCACGTTCAAGGTTGGCGAGCGTCCTATCTATCTCGAGTTTGAGGCTGTGGGTTCGGTTGCTACGTCGGGCATTTATGCGTATGGCAAGGTTCTGCTCGATGGCGTGGATGCGGGGTCGGTTTCGCCTGTGACTTCTGTTGCTAGTCAGATTGTGAACTTGCGTCGCCAGGTCCGCGTTTCGGGTTTGACCCCCGGATCAACTCACACGGTGACGGTGCAGATTGCTACGGTGTCGGGGACGATCACCCCGCAGTCGTCAACAACGAACCCGTCGTATCTTCGGGCGGTGACTGCGTGAGCCCGTCTGTTTCGACTTGGTCGATCGACAAGGTGGTTTCGGGTCAGCGTGAGTTGATTATCAAGCCGAAGTTTCCGCCTGAGTCTCCGAAGATGGGCATCATGTTCTGCCATGGTGCTGGCGGGTTGGCGGATCAGGCGTTGCGGCCCGAGTTCGCGAAGGTGTTGCAGCCGCTTTCGGATCTGGGTCACCCGATCATGTCGCATGATCTTGTGAGTTCGGCGACGTGGGGCAATGATGCGGGCCAGTCCGCGATGACGACAGCGAAGGCGTACATGCACGCTTCGATGGGTGCGAAGGCGGGCAAGATCCTGCTCGTCGGCGCTTCAATGGGCGGCTTGTCGTCTTTTGTGTGGGCGAAGAACAACCCGACCCTAGTCGCGGGCATCATCGGCATCGTCCCTGTGTCCGATGTGAACGACATTTACACGAACAACCGGCAGGGTTTGGCTACGTGGATTGCTTCGGCGTATGCGGGTGGTTGGTCGCAGGCCACACTCGGTGCAGCCCGCAATCCGATCACGTTCGCAACGGCCGGTGCTCTCGCGGGTATCCCGGCACTACTGTTCTCGGCCGCGTCGGATGCCACAGTGATCCCGTCGACAGTGCTCGCGCTGAAGAACGCCATTGGCGCATCGGCCACACACGTTTCGATGACTGGCGATCACGACAACTACACCGTTCCTGTCGCGACCGTGCAGGCATTCGTCGCAGCTAACGCAACCTGATCGGGAGGCATCATGGATTACGCCTCACGGGTGAGCATGCAGATCGCCCAAATCAAACCCACCCAGTCGAAAACTGCGGTGCTGGTGTCAAGGTCTGCGGCCGGTGTGGAGATCAACACGGGCGAGTCGACAGTGACCGTCCCGTTCGTCGGCATCTCATTGCCGCCTGTGGGTCATCCCGTGCAGGTTGAGGTGTCTGATGGGCAAATCCGGGTGACCGGCGCTGCCCGGGCGCTTCCTCCGACCGGGATTGTCACGGTTGCTGCGAATGGGACTGTGGCGACGATCGTGGATGACGACGGAATCGCGTACACGCTTCCCTACCAGACCGCGTCCCCGCCCGTGCTGGGCGACGAGATGCAGATCACTTGGACGATCAAGGGCGGCATCATCCAAGGCAAGGTGACCCCGTTGCCCACACCGAACACCCCGTTCACCCCGCCGGCCGGTTCTGGCGGTGCCTTCCACCCGGCACCATTCACCGCTATCGGTTCTGGTTCGTTCGGGTCACGATGGTTCACCAACGACGTGTACTCGTCCGCATCTAACCAAGGCGCTTTCTTTTTTGGGTCCAAGGTGGCCGACACAATCCCAGATTCGGCGGCCATCACCCTTGCCCGCATATTCCTGAACCCGCGCAGCACATCGGGGGCAGCACCGATACTGCAAGTGCACACGTCGCCTACCCAGCCGGGAGGTGCGGTCGCATTTGTGGGATCTGGATATGCGCTACCCGCTCGTTCGGGCTGGGTCGATATCCCGTTGAGCATGATTGACCTAATGAAAACTGGCGCTTACGGCCTCGGATTCAATCACGGCGGCTACTCGATCTTCAAAGGTGTCGGGGCCGATAATCTCTCCGGCGCGCTCGACATCGCCTGGGTTGCCTGACCTCCCAACCATTCTCTGCCTCCACATTGTGGGGGCTTTCGTCATTTAAGGAACGGAAACCCTCATGGCCTATTCCAGTCTCGGCCCGAAGCAGGAACCAGAATTTGCGGACGGTGACGCACCCGACGTTGCGGTGAACCCGTCGCAGGTTGCGAAGTATGCGGCACGGTTCGGCAACAAAACCACTGGCACCACTGCCGAGCGTGGTACGGCGTCTGCGTGGGCGTGGGAGAACCTGCTGTGGAAAGACACCACAGATGGCATTGAGTACCTGCGCACTGGTGGTGCGTGGAAGGCCTGGAACTCGGGTTGGATCACCTACACCCCGACGCTGACGAATATCACGTTGGGCGCTGGTGGCACGGCAGCGTTCGCGTATCAGTATGCGAACGGTGACGTGAAGCTGAAATGGCTTGTCACTCTCGGCACGGGCGGTACATGGAACAGCCCCAGCTTCTCCGTCCCCGTGACCATGAACAACGGGCATCTCGCGTTGTTCTCAAAAGTCGGTTGGGGTTCGCTCCAAAGCTTCTCCCAGTTCTGGGAACTCCTCGCCAACCGCGTTTCGGCTACCGAGATCCGCATGTATGTGGCTGGCGGTTCGCCTCTCACGTTCACCGTTGTCAGCCCGACCGTCCCTGTGGCGGTTAGTGCTGGCCTGAACCTTTCGGGTCGCGCCGAATACACCCCGGCTTAAGGAGTCGAAGATGCCACATCCGCTGCGTAGCTTCAACATCCCTAACGGCGCACAGTTCGGTGCTCGCCGCCTTAGCGGCAAGGGGCACGCCGGTACCGACTACCACCCGAAGTCGAATCAAGACGGCGATCCGATCTACGGAACCCTTGACGGTGGGCGCATCAGTGCGAAGGGTTACGGGCCATCCCCGGTGAACGGGTTCGGGCACTGGGTCAAAGTCGCCTATCCGGGTGGCATAGAGACGACGAACGCGCACATGCGCGAACCGAGTCCTTGGGCGGTCGGTGCTGCAGTGGGGCCGTCAACCGTCATCGGCTACGTCGGGCACACGGGCAACGCGGTTATCGCTGACCCGCCCGGTTCCCATGTTCACCACGAGCTGCGGGTGAACGGTGTGCTCAAAGATCCGTTCGCCTATTACGGCGGCAACGCCACCGCCTCCATCAACAGCAAGCCGATCGCTGCTGTGTCAGATCCGATCAAGGAAGACGAAGACATGTACCTAGTAATCGACAAGGGCACGCCGCAGAAGCCCTCGACCGGAACGTATGTTGTGAACGCGGAAGGTTGCACGGGCATCAGCGCAGGCGTCGAGTCGTCGTTGATGCGTCTGTTCAAGGTCGACCGGTCGGAGATTCTTCTCCTCATGAAGACGGAAATCGAAGAACTCGACGGCTTCCTGCGCGCCAACGCACGCCTGAACCGCTAGCGCCCCTCGGCCTCGATGGCGGCCGACATGATCGGTCCGGCGATGCTCGATGCTTCCGGTGTGGGGTGCACGTTGTCTTCGCTGTATCCGGCAACCCACATGTTGTCGGGTGTGGTGAGGCTGGTCCAGGGGTTGATGTATCCCCAGCCCATTGCGGTTGCGTGCTGTTCGAGGGCGGTGTTCCATTCGACTGCGAGCGGCGCGAATTTGTTGAACGGTGGGACGCCTGCGATGAGTACGCGTCCTGCTTGCGACTTCTGCACGATCTCGTCAATGAGTGTGAGTCGTTGGTCGAGCGGCATGGGGCCGCCGACATAGTTGGTGCCCGCCATGACCACGAGTACGTCGGCGGTGATGACGGGTGTGTTGTCGCGCATTTTCTCGATGCCGGAACCGCCTTGCGCCCACCCCTGGCCGGTGAACGTGACAGTGTCGGTGCCTGCGTAGGTTGTCCACGATCGTTCTGGTGTTTCTGTCCAGACGGTGATGCTGTCACCGATCGCAGCGAACGTCACGGGTTCGACGACTGCGGGCGCGCTGACTTCTGGTTTCGCCGCAGCGACGGGTTCAACGGCTGGCACACTCCCGCATCCGCTGATCGCAAGCACGATAACTGCGGCGATAGTGGTGATGATTCCTGCACGTTTGAACATGATGAGAATTTAAACACGTACGGCTGACATTGGGTAGTCCCAGTGTTGGCACGAACGCCCCCGACCTGTGCTTGAACACATGGCCGGGGACTGCCCCTGACCCAACCAAACAAGGAAAGGGGATGCCTGATGGTAAGCCCTAAGGAGCACAGCGCATGAGAAAACTTTGGGCGGCCACCATCTGGGCCAAGGGGGCGATACCTGCAGATGAATACAAATACCGTCAGCTCAAACGAGTGTGGCTACCTTTCTACGATGTTCTGATCTTCACAGCAGGCATCGTCGGGGCGCGCTACGGGATACCAGCAGTCGAAGAGTTCTTCCCCACCGGCCTGACCGACACTCTCTCGCTCACATTCGCGGCACTGGGTGTTCTCTGCCTCATCGGCGTGGGATTCCCCGCAATGTGGAGGCTCGAAGCGGCGGCCAAATCAGCAGTCATCGGGTTGCTCATCGGCTACGTGCTCGCCCTCGTCTTCCTCACTGGGGGCGGCGACCCAGCACGCGGATTCGTATCCGTCATCGCCATCATGGCCTGCATCGTACCGACCTTCCGCCTTGGGATTCTCGGATACGAGAAACGGGAAATGGAACGGCTGAAACATATTGCCGAGCAGCGCATCACCGGGCAGGTGAAGTGATGGAACCAACAATCATCATCGCTGGCCTCGCGCTCGTCGGAACACTTGCGGGCCTTGTTGTCACGTTCCGTAAAGGCAAAGACGACTCGAAGAACAAAACGGAAGAACTCAACGCCAACGCACTCCAGGCCGAGTTCGCGCGCAACCTCGAGCTCAACAAATACATCGACGGCGTTGTAGAAGCGGCAGTCGCCCCCTTCCGTGTTGAGATCGCCGCACTCAAAAGCTCGATGGAAGCGGTCATGGCCAGGGAGTCGATCATCAAGAACATCATCCGCAGGTGGTTCCAGCGTCTCGTCTGGTGGGACGACATGGGGCGCAAGGGTGATATGCCCATGCCCTCGACCGCTGATATGGCCACCCTCGACCTGACCGACATCGAAGGCGACACCCTCAACCGCGAACAGCTATTGAAGATCGCAGAACGAACAAAGGAGAACGAATGATCCAGAAAGCTCAGGCTTACGCGAAGCTGATCGCGGCCCTCATCGGCACGGCAGTAACGGCCGGCACCAGTGTTATCGCACCTGATGGCCTCGAGTGGCTGTCGTTCATCGGCGCACTCATCACCACGTTCGCTGTGTATGCGATCCCGAACGTGCCCGAGACCAACGGCGACCACGAAGCGGGTGTCTGAATGACAGACCCCGACGAGTACTACGTGCCCACCGACCCTGCAGCCCAGCACGACGAAGACACAAGCTGTTGCCAATGACCCGTTGCGCCTGTAGACATGGGCAATGCGCAGACCCGAACTGTGCATGCGGTGGATCGTGCGACTACTGCGACCACGTGTCAAGAAATGTTGAACGTTCGGCTGACGTGTAAAGAAAACGCCCGAAAAGTTGAACGACAGCACAAATGAACGAAGCCCCGCTCATCCTCATCACGAGGGTGGGCGGGGCTATTCGTGTTTGTGGGCTATGCGGTTCGTGCCGCCTTTGCCTTAGCGACCATGCTGGATATAACGCCGGCCTCGTATGAGGGATCAAGAAACGGCGGGTACTTGCCGACCTCAGCCCAAATGCCATCCGCTTCTTCCCCCGTTAGCTCACCTAGAACCACAAGCGTCACGAGTGCGTCTTTCATCCTTCATCCTCCACATATTCTTCGGACGCCCGAGAGGTGAGGGCGGTCACTACTTGCCGCAGATCCTCCGTGAGCCTGCTGATCTGCGCCTCGACCGTTAGCCGACCGAGGGGGCGAAGTTCGGCTTCTGGGATGGATGCTTCCAGCTTTGCGATGGCCGATTCGATTTCTTCTAGGTTGACAGATGTGGTCCCGTTGCGGACTGCATCTGCATGCGCAATCGCCTTTGACCCAGCAGCGAGCGCACTCGCGAATGTCGCGTCTTCTGCGTCTTTGGCGACATCATCCCAGAACCGTCCGAACGCGATTGACTCACTCATTCGCTTTCCTCTTCGTTCTCTTCGTCGTATTTCACTAGCGCGGTGATGATGATTGCGGTCAGATCGGTGTTGTTCGCTGCAGCTTTGACGGCGACACGTTTCTTCAAGTCGGTGGGTATGCGGAAACTCGAGATCGGAGTCTTGGGCTTGTTGGGCACGGGAACAATTGTGACACCGGGGGCGCGGTCGCTCATTCCGTCCATCCTTGTGATCGCCTGAACTCTTCGGTGAAAACGTGTGGGTACTGCGCGATCATGAGGTCATTCCAGAACCGCATTTCGTTTTTCACCGCAATACCGTCGAGCCGAATCCGTCGCCGCCTCGCACGCTGCGTTTCCGGGCGGTTGGCCTGATGCTGTAACCGCTTCTCATCCCGGTACCAACGCGGGATCATGCGCGCGCCCACTGGTGTTTGGCGCACGGAATTGTCTCTGTCGGCTCACCACAGACCGCACACCCGTAAATCACGCCGTCTTCACCGAGGACGTCAGGCGCTTCGCCCTTTGTCCACGGTGCTTCGATGCAGGCGGTGAGGCGATCGGCCTCCCCCTCCCAATATGCGATGCCGACTAGTGCATCCTGGTACGCGGCGGGCCAATCTTCGCGGCCGATCTGCTCCGGGACCGCCAGATCCTTTTTTGCCTTTGTCAACGCCGAGTCGCTTTCGGCAAGTTCGTGCTCCCGCGCGTGAAGATTGTCCCACAGCGAGTTCACCTCTTCAGCCAGTTCCAGTAGCAGCCGCGGAACGCTGTCCTTCAGCGTCGGCGGCACCCCTGTAAGGGTCTGCAGGTAAGCGGACATCGCCTTGGCATCCGTCACGATGGGGTCTTCCTTCGTCATGCTGCACTCCCTAAATCGGTGTACATACACCATACCAAAGAAGGCTCCGCATGTACATACACCCGCACCACTATTCTTGTTGCTTCCCCACCCATCCGATATACGGAACCCCAGACGGCCCACGAGTCGACGTGAACCACGTATGCGCCGCCTTACATGCCGCGGTAAGGGACGTGTAGTAACCGTGCGTGCTGCCATCCATTAGGGACACACGGTAACCCAACTCAGGGCCACGACGGACGAACGTGATTGTTGCGTACGGATTACCCAGTGGGCCGAGCATGCGCCATGTGCCAGGAGGGGACTCGTGGGCGTTCAGGATCGGGGACCAAGGCATGCAGGAATGGTACGCGCGGTAACCTAAAAGGGATCAGGCAAAACCGGATGTGCACACCACTGTGTAGTTCTCGCCAAGTCGGATCGCCGCACATCCCAGTAGATAAAAGGGATGCGCCTCTGTAGCTCAATGGAAGAGCAATTCCGTCCTAAGGAATGACAGGGGCTTTTTTGCTGCCTATATTGCAGGCCGAAATAGCCGTTTTGCCCAGTGTTTATAAGGGTTTTCAGGATGGCATTGCTAACAGTGGCAACTCTATGGTTTGCCGGTAGTTGTGTAGACCTTTGTGTAGTCTTGGTGTACTGTAATGAGAAAGGCCCCGCAGCGCTGGAACGCTACGAGGCCAGGCCCAATCCCTGAGTTAGCAAGGACTGAACGTGACCGACTTTAACACAACCTTCCATAGAAGACCCGTGCACATCGGCGTCATCAACGGCGCGGTGTGGAGTGCGCACGACAGAGATGGTGCCCACAAGGGCGTGGGCAACACCAACTCAACAAACCTCAGCATCACCGATGTAAGGAGTGCAGCATGAGCGAGCAGACAGAAATCAACCTCCCCGCGGAACTTGCGTGGGCCGGATACTTGCGGTGGATTCTCGAAACAACCGACATCACCGAAGCCGAGATCCCACGCGAGAGGGAACTGTTCATGGTGGGGTTCGAGGCATGAGCGTACCCGACTTCAGTGTCGAGGCAAAGACGGCCGCACGTGCTCATCTGGGGATGGCTTCGGACGAACCGAACTCGGCCACGGGATTCGCCACACGCCAGGAGTTCGAGCGCATAGCGCTGATATTTGACTCGGGCAGCGCGGAAGGCGACACGGCGGCGGCCGAAGCAATTTTCGCTCGCATCACCGATCTCCCGAAGAAGGGCAACACGTACCAAGTCCATGTATCCGACCTGCTCGAGATCATGGCCGAACACGGGTTGACCGAATGAACGCCGGTTCGTGCCATTGCGGCGCTCCGACAGCGGAAGAAGCGGGCATGTCGCGGGACGATTTTCTTTCAGACACCCTGCGCGAGATGTTCTGCCTCGCCTGCGCGACGGTCCGTTGTGATGCTTTCCCGGGCGCTTGCAAAGAGGTGGCTGAATGAGCGACCGCAGCAAGGCGTGGGAGGCGTTCAGCGATCGCCAGAACATCTACCGGGAGCGCGAAGGCCTGCCGCCGTTCAGTGCAAACCTGCGCGAGTTCGCCCCCATGATGGCCGGTTTCTGCGAAGGATATTCGGCGGCCATCTTCGATTCCACCATGGCGGTTAGCCTCGCCCTGAGCACAGAGAACGAGATTGCCGAATGACCACAATGGATTATCTGATCATCATCGGCAGCGGCCTTGCGGGGTCCGTCGTCGGCGCGGTGGCGGGCATTGCCCTCTCGCTTTGGCTGATACGCATTATCGAGCGCAAAGATGAGAAGCGCCGGCGCGCGGGGTGGGGGCGGTGATCCCGCGCTGGTATCGGGAGGAGAAGCGGTTGCAGCGCCTACGCGATCGGCCCGAGGCGACCCGAGCCCGAGCCGCTCGAATCCGGGCGGAGCGGGCGGCACTGGCACACCTACTGCGCTCCCAGATGGATTCCATGAAACGAGCGCACCCGGGCGTATTCACCCCGGAATTCAACCGATCACAGGGATGGACAGAAGCCCCATGAGCCCACGTACTCGTAAGTCTGGTGATGGCGCTCTCTACTACGACAAGAAACGCGACCTGTGGATTGGCGTGTTCGACAACGGGACGAAACCGGACGGGTCGCGTAAGCAAGTTCGGGTCAGCTCACGGTCGCAAACCAAAGCCCGCGAAAAGATGGACGCGAAGAAAGCCGAAATCAAAGCCAACTACGGCGAACCATTCTCCAACCAGACCGTCGCAGAGTGGGGCGAATACTGGCTGAAAGAGATCCAGCAGCCGAAGATGAAACCAGGACCGTGGCGTTCCTACAGCTCCATGTGGAAGAACTGGATTCTGAAGCCTATCGGGAAGCTGAAAGTCAAAGAGGTGCGGCCATCTGATCTGCGCCGCATCTACGACAACATCGCGCGCGCGGACAAGTCCGATGCTACCCGGCTCAAAGCACACGTCGTCATGTCATCCATGTTCGAAGCCGCACGCCTCGAAGGTGTGACCGGAGTCAACGTCGCCAAGAACATCCGACCACCCAAAGTCATCCGCGGCGACCGTGCAGCACGCAGCACATTCGAACCCGACGTGACACTGCGCATCCTCCAAGAAGCCCTCAACCACCGACACCCCACCAAGTGGATCGTCTCGCTGTACGCAGGCATCCGACAAGGGGAGCGGCTAGGGGCAACCATCGATTCCGTCGACCTCGTACGTGGCGTGTTCACCGTCCAATGGAACCTCGTAGAAGGCAACTACGAACACGGATGCGGCGGCACATGCGGGAAACGTGCGGCTGGCTGGTGCCCCTCTAAGCGCCTCATAATTCCCCAAGGCATCGTCCACCGCATTCTGCGCGGACGGCTCATGCTCGTGCCACCCAAGAGCGGAGAAGCACGATCCTTCTCCCTCCCGCCAACACTGGTCGACCTACTCGAGAAGCACATCGCCGAGCTCAGCCTGCAAGACAATCCGCACAGCCTCCTATGGCCCGCCGCTGACGGTCGACCGATGTCAAGCCGCGACGATCAAGCCGAGTGGAAAGCACTCATCGCAGCAGCCGGCGTCAAGGATGAGTCGATAACTAGCTATTGGGCGCGGCACACAGCAATCAGCGACCTATCCGCATCCGGCGTAACCGACCGCGCAATCGGCGACATGGTAGGACACCGGTCACCAGGGGTCACGGGCAACTACACGCACCTGTCCCGACAGGACAGCATCGACGCCATGAAGAAGCTGGAAGAACGCCGGAACGCTACACCCGCTACCAAGTAGTCGCACAGAAAGTCGTGCGGCACACCACCCCGGACTGGGGGTATATCGAATACCCCCTGTTCCGGGGCGGTTTAAACATGTGACAAGTTGACTTGTTATTTCCGTAGCGGGAAATACGATTCACATTGTCAGCGGGGATGCGTATGGTCGGGGGCAACAGAAAGAGACCACATGTGCCAACCCAGCTACACGCCGGACGACGCTGCAGTCGCAACCGGGCTCGACATCTCACACATCGATGCAGCAATACGATCCGGAGATCTCAGAGCAAGAGTCGTTGGATACCAGCTCGTCGTAACAAGCCGCGACCTCAAGAAATGGCTAGCAAGCCAGCCGCTACTCGTACTTACGAAGGTTCGTTAGAGTCCTGGCCGGCTCAATAACATCATCAACGAGGTCGAGCTTCAAAAACCGGCACATGGCGTCGAGTTCAACAACGTCCGGTGACTTCTTCCCGTTCAAATAGTTCGACACCTGCGAAGGTGATATGCCCGTCGCATCGGCAATCTTCTGATTGGTGGTGCGGCGGGCACCTTTTTGTATCCGCAACGTCTCCGCCATCGCTTTCGCGAAGGCCGTAGTTGCTGGCTTCTTTCCTGTAGGCATCCCGAAATCATTGCATATAGGACGGAAATGCGGAATTCGTGTTGCGCATCCGTTCCATATGTGGCAAAGTAACTCATATGGAACAGAGCCCGCTTAGAAGAACCGCCCTCGCGGAAGAGCTTCTTGCAGAAATGGCGCGCAAGCGTGTCAGCAAGACGAAGGTGGCCGAAGCTGCCGGAATCCACCCGGATACCCTCACCCGCAAGCTCGCGAACGGCGAGAAGTTTGAAATCTCCGCATTTCAGCTTCTCGCCGTTTGCGCCTACCTTGACGTGCCGTACGCCGAACTCATCGAACGAGCGCGAGCAGCAGCATGAACGGCCTGCGCATGGAGTTCGCGCCCGCCCTCATGACCCGCGAGACAGCGGCCTACTACATCGACGGATCACTCCGCGACATAGACCGCCTCCGCGAAACGAAAGAAATCACCCCCGTTGGCACGGGCAGGAGAGTCAAGTACCGCAAGAGCGAACTTGACGCCTACATTGCCAAGATCGCCGAACGCCCCGCAACGAGGGGGCAGAACTCGTGACCGCCACGAACGCACAGGCCGCAGTGGATGCCGCGTCGAAGATCACAACCGTGGCTCTCGATAGCCGCATGAACTTTGTTCCCCGTGATCACACCGTCGAGGCACTTTTGGTTACGGCGGACAAGATCAAGCTGTGGCTCGACCGCCACGACGCCGCCGAGAAAGCCGCCGCTGAGATTGCTGAGCGGGGAACGATAGTTCAGAGAGTCAGCGTCCTGGAAGAGCGAATTGCCCCGACGCAAAAGGGGGCAAGCGCATGACCGCCCGCGCAACTGCCGGCGCTGTGACGTTCGGTGCACTGGCTATTGCTGCGTGTGTTCTTGCCCCGACACCTGCCGACGCAACCGAGGTGCCTGCACCTGGTGTGACTGCGGTTTGGTACGCGCAGGGTACGGATCAGTGGCCGACGGATGGTCAGACTCTCAGCGCGCACACGTCGAGCACCGCACTGGATCTCGCGTTCGTGCAGTCGACGGCTGATGCGCTCGGTTGCGGGTTCACGATCCAAGGCGACCTGTACGCCGATGATGCGACGACTGCTGCTCTGATTGCTGCGGGCAAGTTGTTCGCTGGTGGTACGGCTGCTGAGTCGTGGCCGGGTGGACAGTATCTGCCGGAGTTCTCGACTGTCTTCTACACGGGCGACTGTGTTGCTGCTGTCGACCCGCAGCCCACCGACACTGCAGCCCCCGTCGACACCACGACCCGTGACACCGTGTCGGACATTCAGGCGGCAACGAAACCTGTGCCAGAACTTGCTGCAACGGGTGTCGACATGGCAACCCCGACCGGTGTTGCGTTCCTGCTCATTGTTGGCGGGCTCATCCTCTGGTCTGTGAAGTTCATGAAGAAGCGAGAGAGCAAATGACCGAATACAACGAAGGCGACCTTGTGCGCGTCGAAAAAGGCGAAGTGCTCCATCAGGCGCGTCTGGTGCGCAGTGACCTTTGGGGCGACGCAACACGACTGTTTCTGCCCGGATTCTTGGCTGGCAAGTATGTGGAACTGATCGCTGAGGAGGGCTTCACGGTGACCGTCATCGAGAAGGCGAAGCCGAAGGTGGAGTTGCCGACCGAGAGTGGCTTCTACCTCTCACGCGATGCCAAATTGTGGACGCTCGAAGTGAACGGCTACTGGCGCGATGACTACGACTACACCCGCCGCCCCGATGAAGCAGAAGCGCGCGCACCCTTCACCCGACTCGAACCGCGTGCTGTCACCGCAAAGGCCGTGCTGGACCGATTTGTCGCCGTCTATCAATCAACGCTTCGGACAACAATGCAAGACGTCGACACGGTCCGCGCTGAGTTCGGGGTGACCTCGTGACCCGCACCGCACGCACCCAACTGTTTACGGTCTTGTCCGTGTTCCTGGTTGCGTTCCCGTTCCTGCTACTCATCCCCGCACCCAACCTGTAGCCCAAACTCTTCCCTCGATTCGTTCGAGGGTCGGCTGCCGCATACCCGAAACCGGGTGACAGCCACAGTTTCACCGCTTCACATAGCTCTTCCGTCCTAGGTGGGAACCGACGAGGGAGACGCGACTGGCACCACTTGAGAACTCCATAGAGAACGAAACACACCACGCATAAGGGCTGCGCGTAATTGCCCTGTGCCGATCTAGGACGGTCGGCATCGCGTGTTGTTCGAACGGCTTATGGAGCAGATAAGCGGGTAGAAGTCGTGCCCCAATGCTGACGGCCAGCCAGAGCGGCACACACCGATGTTCGAGTCATCGGCTGGCACAACCGCATATCGCGGTCACCGATGGAGGGATACCCAATGAAGTCGAAAGAGCAGAAGCGCATTGAAGCCGAAGTGCGACAGGACGAGTACAACTCGCTGCAGCTGTGGGAGCGCGAAGTGCGCGCGCTCGTGCGACCCGGTGCCGCGTACAAGGAACTGTCGCGCATTTACGCAGCGATGGACAAGTAGCACCCAGCCAGCACGTGCGCTCACAGATCGGCGTGCTGGCACTCACCAACAAGAGAGAAGGAAATGCACATGGATGAACTCGAAGAACGCCAGCGAACGCTCGCCCTCGAACTGGCGGTGAAGTTGGCACACAACGCCGTCGATTCGGGAGACGAAACAGTAAGCAAGGCCCGCAAGTTTTACGGCTTCCTGAGCGGGGACAGGGACGCAACCCCGCAGCCCGGCAAGTACACCCTCATTCAAGACCCGAACGCCTACTAGCCCCACCCGCTCTCGTGGTGATCACGGGCATGTGCGCGTTCGAACCGCGCCGAGAGCACCACACCACATCACCCATCACTAGGAAGGCACGGCACATGAGCTACGACCTGAGCATCACCGTCGATCACGGAGACGGCTATAAGACGACCGTGTTTGACGCGAATACGACCTACAACCTGCGCCCGATGATCGTTGCGGCAGGGTTGCCCGATTCGCTCCACGGCCTGCACGGAAAGACCGCCGCGGAGTCACAAGACCTTATCTACGAGGTGTGGCGCGAGTTGCGCACGAAGCCCGAGTACTACTCGACGTTCGATGATCCGGGCGCGTGGGGCCAGCACCGCAATTTGCTTCCGTGGATGAAGCACCTGTACATCGCATGCCGGACACACCCTCGCGGCGTGATCGAGGTGTCGTGATGACTCCCACTTTCCGTATGACCCGGCATGCGATCGAGCGTGCCCTTGACATGTCGGTTGAGGGTGACGAGATCCGGGACGCGTTCGATAAACCACGCCGCACCTACTACTCGCACGAAACGAACTCGCATTGGAACACACGCGGTCGGGTCACTGTCTGCTGGCGGCAACTCGACACGGACCCGCTACCCGTCATCACAACGGTGGTGTGGGCGACCGCAAACGCATGGACCAACGACAACGTGTACGCACCAATTCGTGGGCGTGAAGACAAAACGATTGCGATGGTCCGCACCATCGCCCGAGCAAGGAAGAGAAGCGCATGACGACGATCTTGTTTCCCGACGACACGGCACGCACTAGGAGAACCGACCCGCTTGCGTCACATATCGCAGCCGATATATCCCAGCGGACGAAGAAGCATGTGGCTGATGCGGTGCTGCTGATCGTCATGCAGGAAGGCGAACTGTCCGGGCAAGAAATCAACGACCTGTACGAGCTGCGTGCGGCGCGTTCTGGTTGGCCCCCCGTCCACATCGACAGTCCCAGGAAGCGTGCCGGCGAGCTGGCTGCTGACGGGCTGCTGACAATCACCAACCCGGACGATCCACGAGGGACGCCCGCTATCTACACCATCAGCAAGGAGCAAGACGCATGAGCAAGAAACGGAAAATCAGCGACGAGAAGGCCGCGCTTGAGTTGGCGTATGCGGTCAGAACGCTTAACAACGCAGCACGCGCATTGGGATATGAGGGCCGTGTGGAACTGGGTTTCGACAGCCGACGACGTGTGCTGATGGATGTACACATCATCAGCCACGTACCCGAGAAGATCATGACCCCGTGGCCCGAGGGAACATTCTGCGATGGCAGGGGAATCGCATGACCCCCACGAACCCGACCCAGTCGCTGACTCTTGCGGATATTGCCCGTCAGCGTCTCGAGTTGCGTCGTGCGGCTAAGGCACGCGTTGTCGCACAGTCGGCCTACTACTCGCGGACTTACGCATGAACGGCTGGCTGACACCGATGGAAGCAGACATGGACACGAAACCGCATCGGTGTGGTCGCTGCAATAACAGCACCGGCATCCTCAATCCTTCCTGCCCGAACCGTCCTAAAACCGATCAGCCCGCACCTGCCACCCCCATTGATGGTTTCTTCACCGATGACGAAGCCGCCGCGATCCTTGAATCTTGGAGCCAATCATGAGCAACAAACGTCGCGCCACCTACCACCCGTACGACGGCCCGTCACATCTCGACCGTATGGAGGCTGACGGGGTGGATTACAGCGACATCCACGGCACGCATAAAGGGTTCGTGGTCGTGCTTGTGCTACTCGTCGGATTCTGGTCTGCACTCATCGGATACATCGCGTGGGCGGTGACTAGGTGAGAAGTTCCGGCCAACTGGTCACCACCCGCGAGTCCGACCGTACGTGTCCTCGTTGCGAGCACACATCCCTGGTCACGATCATCGACGACCCCGAAACACTCACTTCCTGGTGGGAGTGCAAGTGCGGGGCAGATTACTTAGGAGAAATAGGCGAATGACAACCATCGACACCCTGTCGCTGCAATTCAGCGACTTCGACATGCCCGACACATTCGCGGCACCAAGACACCACACGTTCTCATACAAAACCAACCACTCAGTCAACGCCGACTGCAACGACTGTGGGCAAGGAACCGAATCGGCCGGGTTCGACGAATCATCCTCCCGCGCAGTAGCCGCATGGATGAAACGACACGAGGCCGGGGAATGAGCGACTACGCGCAACAGATCGCCACACAACTCGTAGACCAAGCCAGATACGACAGCAGGCGGACCAACCCGCCAACCGACATCGACTGGCATGCAGTCATCGTCAAAGGCGTACACGCGGGGTATGGATACGGGTTCGGGGTCAGGGCAAGCGAGGTGGGCAAATGACTCAACTCTTCCCTACTTACGAAGAGAGCATGTCGATCTTGGACCAAGCAAATGCTCTCGCCCACGGCAATAGGTATGCCCCGAAATGCGCTACTTGCGCTTGTCGCCTCTATAAGGACAACTTCAACGGGATGTGGGTATGTCGCGACGGAGAACATGGCGGCTACCAAACAGAAGCACAGGTTGCCGCACTAATCGAGAGCGAAATTCTTTGGGGTCGGGGGTTTGCTAAATGACCGACGACGAACCTCGATCCCCATACAAGGCGCTGGGTTACCTCGAGCAGCTATTTGCGGACGTAGACGACAACAAGGAGGGATGAGAGATGACGCTCGAAATCTACGAGACCCTAGAGCAAGGTTCCGACGAATGGTTGCAAGCGCGCTGTGGCTTGGTCACCGCATCCACGGTGGGCAAGCTTCTGACCGCTGCAGGGAAAGTCGCCGACAACGAAACGTCACGCACACTCACCGAAACACTCGTGGCCGAACGCATCACCGGCTTTGTTGAGTACGTGCATCCGACGTTCGATATGCAACGCGGGTCGCTCGACGAGAACTACGCGCGTGACATGTACCGAGCCCAATACAAAGAGGTGCGCGAGATCGGATTCGCCACCAACGTATTCGGCGGCCACAAGCTAGGGGCAAGTCCCGATGGGCTGGTGGCAGTAGGTGGGGGCCTTGAGATCAAGTCCCCGAAAGCCAAGACCCACCTGAGAACAATCCTGTCGAATGACGTTCCAGCCGAACATCTCCCGCAGATCCAGGCGTCGATGCTCGTACTCCAGCGCGAATGGTGGGACTTCTGCTCCTACGCAGGCGGGTGGCCCATCTACGTCAAGCGAGTGTATGCCGACCCGAAATGGCAGGCCGTCATCCGTGCCGCACTCAACCAGTTCGAAGACAACGCCGCGCTGATGATCGAACAGTACAAACAGACCGTGGGCGATGCTCCTGTCGCCGAACGGATCGACCACTTTGCAGATTTGGAGATAGCGATATGAGCCACCCCGAATACCCCACCGCCTACGAGTGCAAGCACTGCCACCAGCCCGCCGGCGAAACCATCCATGTGGGCGGAAGCCGCGATCACCTGCAGCGTTGTGACGCCAGTGCATACGGACTCGACTACGGCTACAACGCCCACCCGATCGAAACCCCGTGCGACAACAAATGGACAGCCTGCGTCGGCTCGATTCGGCCCGACCCCAACTACATCAACAAGGAGTCCTAATCATGGATCTCACTGAAAGCATCATCCCGAAGAGCGACCAACTCGACGCCACAGAACTACTGTCAGGCCCCCGCATCTTCACCATCGAAAGAGTAAGCGCACATAACGCCGAGCAGCCGTTCAACTTCCACCTGATCGGCTTTCCCCGAGTGTGGCGACCGGGGAAGAGCATGCGCCGCGTGATTGTCGCCGCTTGGGGCTCGACTGCTGTCAACTACATCGGCAAGAGCATCGAACTGTACTGCGATCCGTCAGTCGACTTTGGCGGGGTTGCTGTCGGAGGAACGCGCATCAGTCGCATGTCTGGTATCGATAAGCCGTTGAAGGTGCCGCTGCTCATCAAGCGGGGCAAGAGCGCGGTGTTCACGGTGCAGCCACTGCCCGATGCTCCGGCTGCACCCCCTGCCCCCGATCTGACTCCCATTCTCGCCGCCATCCACACTGCCCCCGGACTGCCCGAACTGCAATCCGCATGGGGGGCCGCGGGGAAAGCAGGGGTGCAGGGACATCCAGACGTGATCGCCGCGAAAGACGCGCGGAAGGGTGAGTTGAGCGCATGAGCATCATCGAACACCTAAGCCCGAAAGTCACCATCTGCCACGGCCCGCAGATGGAAGAAGCGTCGCGCACGTCAATGGGAGTCAAGTGGTGCTTCAAGTGCCGAACCCGCAGCGAGTTCCAGTGGGTCGTCATGTCGCCGGTCATCAACTGGGGCGATGAGGCCAGCATCGACGCGGCCATGTGGGGGCCGGTTGCACAGAGCGAGTGCGGCAACTGCAAACGGCACGCTGGCGAGCTGTTCCCCGGCTGGGTCTACGGGGGAATGGACGAATGAAGCCATTCGCCCACGTCGACGCATCCAACAACACGCTCGCTTTTCACAACGGAACCATCAGCACGGTCGGCCCGGTCACGTTGACCAACAATGCAGCCAGCGACCTTGTAAGCGTGTTGCTGCAATGGAACGGGGAAACGCGGGTGATCCGTGACCCGCAGTAGAGCATCCGCACGAGCAGCCGGCTCATCGTTCGAAACGCTCATCGCAACCGGGCTCGCGGAACTGCTCGACGACGACCGGATAGAACGACGAACGAAGAACGGCAGCAAGGATCGCGGCGACATCACTGGCGTCAAGACTCCGATGGGTGGCCGCGTCGTCATCGAAGCGAAGAACACCATGCGCGACAACCTGCCCGCCTGGATACGAGAAGCCGAGGCAGAACGCGGCAACGACGACGCACTAATTGGTGTCGTCGCACACAAGAAACACGGGTCAGCCAAAGCGGCAGACCAATACGTGACCATGACGCTCAGCACGTTCGCGTGCCTACTGCTAGGAGGGCAACCGGAATGACGGAGGAAGCGATATGCAAGATAGCCGGCTGCGGTAAGCGCCTCCGCGCCAGGGGCTACTGCTCGATGCACTACTCGCGGTTCATGAATCACGGCGACCCGTTGAAGGTACTGCGTGCGGGTGTTGACTTCGTTACGCGCGTCCCGTGGTCGGGAGATCAGCTTTCGCTTTGCTCGACCGACGACTGCGAGCGCGTCCACTACGCCAAGGGGATGTGCAAAAAGCACTACACCCACGCCAACCCCGGCAAGTCAAGACGACTGACACCAGAGCAACGAAAGCCTCTAGCAAGCGGTGCCGATGTCAGCTTCGTCACAGCGCACAAGCGAGTCAAGAAGCTCTTCGGGCCTGCCCACAATCACCCCTGCGTGGATTGCGGCGAGCAAGCGAAGGACTGGTCTTACAGCAACAACGACCCCGACCAGATGTTTGACATATCAGGGACTTCGCTACTCGCCTACTCGCTGAAACCCGAACACTACAGCCCGCGGTGCAGATGGTGTCACTGGCTCTACGACGGCCGCCGCGCAGGGGGCCACGGACCTGCAACTCTCAACGAGGAAAAGGTCCGCGAGATCCGCGCGCTGGTTGCTGCTGGCCATAAATATGCAGAGGTAGCCGAACAATTCGGGGTCGGCAGCAACACGATCGGTCGCGTTGCCCGACGCGATATCTGGGTGCGTGTCATTTGACAAAACGACACCCGAAATCAAACTCACGCTGCCCTCAAACGCAATCGCTGAGGGTGGCGTTCTACATGGAAGGCGTGGCATGACTGGCATCAATATCGGCGACGCAGCAATGCACATACTCAACGATCTCAGCGGTTACGGCGAGCACGGGCCCAACATCGTACAAGCGACCGCTCGACTCGACCACATCAAGGCCACCAACGCCGAGCTCAGAGAAGCAGTCGCGTACACCGCACTGCAGGCGAACGCATACCGGCGCATGTCCAACCAGGACGCGGAACTAGCGATCAGGAACATCGAACACAACATCGCCGAGTTCCGCAAAAGGCAGCCGAAATGACCGCCCTATCCGACCGTCTAGCTGCAGCCCAGATCATCGCCGCTAACAACCCGCACACACCCACACCGCACGCCCTCCCGCGCAACAAAACGGAGGCACGCATATTCGCCAACAACGCACGGGCCGATGCTGCAGAAGCGGTTGTGCGGGTGCTCGAGGCGCGGGTGGCGGAAGAAGAACACGAAGGAAGGAGAACGTAGTGGCGAGAATCAGATCGATCAAGCCGGAATTCTGGCGATCACCATCAACCGCTGCAGCATCCCCTCGCGCACGCCTGCTCTATATAGCGATGTGGAACTGGTGCGACGACTACGGGGTGGGCGAGTGGACACCCCGCGAATTGCTCGGTTTTGCGTTCCCGAACGATGAGGACGTTACGAACGCGGAATTTCAGAGCCTTTGCACGGAAGTTGCAGCATGCTTCGGCACCGAGTTTTACGTCGTAAGGGGAAGGCGTTTTTACTACATTCCGGCATGGGATGACCACCAGAAAAACGAGCGAAGAGCGACCGGCAAGTACCCCAAACCGGACGTGCCGGAAGCCAGCCCTGATCAGGAGTTTTCCGGTGTAGCGGAAAAGCGCGGAACTTCCGTGCGTAACACCGGAGATACAGCGTCTGGAACAGGGAACAGGGAACAGGGGAACAGGGAACAGGGAACAGGGGAATCCGCACCTTCGGTGCTGAGTGAACTATTTGAAACCTGTTGGAGCGACTGGCCCCGAAAGACCGACAAGGCAGAAGCCAAGAAGCGGTTCGCAATCGCGGCCAAGAAGATCGGCCACTACGAGCTCGCAGGTTTCATCAGCGCATTCGGTCACGCCTACGCAGCAACGACCGAGAAGCAATTTGTTCCCGGTCTTGGCACATGGCTGAACCGGGAGCGCTGGACAGACGAGATGCCAACCGCATCGACTCCGCGAGACACAAGACAAACCCCCACTGAGCGGGCAGCACAAACGTTGACCCTCGCAACCGAAATCGACATGAAAGGGCTGAGCACATGAAGCCGTATTACGTAAACGACCAAGGCGTGACGCTCTACCACGGGGACTGCATTGAAATAATGCGGTCCCTTCCTGACTCATCGGTTCACGCGGTGGTTACCGATCCCCCCTACGGCCTCGGGTTCATGGGGAAAGCCTGGGACGACCTTCCGCCCGGGCTCGACTTTGCCGCCGAGGCTCTACGTGTTCTCAAACCCGGTGGGCACATCTTGGCATTCGGAGGGACGAGAACATGGCACCGACTTGCGGTGGCTATGGAGGATGCGGGTTTTGAAATACGGGATTCGATCGCATGGCATTTCGGAAGTGGAATGCCTAAATCGCTCAACGTTTCCAAAGCAATCGACAAGGCGAACGGGCGCAACTTCGAAGACCGCTACGCCCTAGGCCGCCACATACGGACCAAGCGCGAAGCGGCGGGAGTAAAGCGCACTGAGGTGAATGCGTGGTTCGGCTACCGCGACGGATGCGAACACTGGGAACGCCAAGACGCAGGGGGTGCACGTGTGCCGACTGTGGCAGATTTCGCAATACTCCGTGAGAGATTGTCGCTTTCGACCGAATGGGACGCTCTCGTTGAGCGCGCCGAAGCCGAGCGGCCCCAACTTGGCCTCGTGAAAGGGGCGGGGGCGAAAGATCCAAACAGCTTCGCCAACGGCCACAATTCGACCTACATGGCCACCGCACCCGCGCTGCCCGCCGCCCAACAGTGGGACGGTTGGGGCACGGCGCTCAAGCCAGCTTTCGAGCCCATCTTGATGGCGCGCAAGCCACTCGTCGGAACCACGGCGGCGAATGTCCTCTTGCATGGCGTGGGGGCGATCAACATTGACGCGGCCCGGATTGGCAGCCGCTGGCCCGCGAACGTGGCGATGGATCAAAGCATCGCGGAAACGCTAGCCGAGTCCCGTTTTTTTTACGTTGCCAAGGCGGGCAAGAATGACCGGCCAAGCGTGGACGGGGTAACGCATCCGACCGTAAAGCCATTGGAATTGATGAGGTGGCTCGTGCGGCTTGTGACGCCAACTGGCGGCACCGTGCTTGACCCGTTCGCGGGATCGGGGACAACCATTGAGGCCGCACTGCTCGAAGGGTTCAAATCAATCAGCATAGAGCGCGAAGACGCCTACTTGCCGCTCATCATGCAGCGCATCAAGAAGCCACTGTGGCAGCCCCTGCCTGGCGGGGGGATCGCATGACCATAGACGAACTCAAGCAGGTGGTCGCGAAAATCCAGTTGGGAGACAACCGCCAAGTGGATCGGCTGGTGCTCGAGTACTGGTGGGAACTGATCGGCAACCTCGACTTCGAGGACACGAAACAGGCCGTCAACTTTCACCGGCTCGAGCAACCCGGCAAATGGTTGGAACCCGGGCATGTGGTTGCTGGTTCGAAGCGTGCCCGTGACATTCGCGAACGTGACGCCAGGAGAAACCAGCCGGCCATCGAGTCAAACAAGATCACCATGCCCGATCGAGACGAGTTCGAACGGTGGACACGGGAAGCAATCGAAGCGGCACGGAAACGGAAGGAGGCAGGCGAATGACCGAAGCAACACTCGCAGTCGATGGAGATTACCTCCTGCTGCTCGACGAGGGAGGCAAGGAGATCAGCCGCGTCCTCGGCGGGCATGACGGGGAGGGGTTCTACCGGTTCGGTGAACCACTTGACATCCCGGATGGCATCACAATCGCGAACGAGCGACCACTGTGACCGCCGACAAGAAATCCTGGTGCACTGCTCGTTTCAACGAGTTCACATGCCAACTGCGCCGCAACCATGCCGACTTCCACCGATGCGAATACGGGGCACCGACACCAGCAGCAGTCGCGGATCAGTGGGGGAAGTATCCGCTCGTCGCACAGGTGGTGAGTTGGGAATGAAAGTCTCAGTCGATGTGGAAGACCTCACGTTCTGGAAGTTGGCCGCGATTGCCGAACGGTACGAAATGCGGGTGGACGAATTCATGCAAGAACTCGCATTGAGCGCATCCAACCGTCGCGTGGATGCCGAGGTCGATCCGGTGGCAATGCGGTGGCGGCAAGGACTATCCGACAAGGAAATAGCGCGTGAACTGGGGATGACCAACCAGGCCGTGTCCGTACGCCGCAGATCCCATGGATTACCCGCCAACCGTGCAATCGGCTACTACCAGCCCGGACAAACGAAACAACAACGCAACACCATCCAGAAAGCGATCGCCCGAGCAGTCGCACGGGAACGCGAAACACCAATCACGAACGAAGGAACGAACTAAATGTCTAGAGCAACTATCACCCTCGAAGGTTTTGTGTCCAAGAACCCCGAAACCCGCAACGTCACCGGACACAGCATCACGACAGTCACCATCCCCGTCACCAAGCAGAAGAAGAACGGCTCAGGAGGCTACGAAGACGACGGTGACCCCGTGTGGTACACCGCCGAGTTCTGGGACGCACACGGCGATGCAGTGGCCGCACAGGTCACGAAGGGGCAGCTAGTCACGGTCGCGGGCAACCTCGAAGTACAGGTACGCGAGAAGGACGGCAAGACCTACGTCAACACGGTGGTCACGTTCCCGACAATCGGGGTCATCGTGCGGAAGCCGAAGCGTGGCGAAGAAGTGCAGCGCCCCGCAGCCGAAGAGCCCTGGGCCGCATCACCGCCAACAGCAAGCGGCGATGTCTGGAACACCCCCGGCAACTACACCGACGAGACGCCTTTTTAGGAAGGCGACGACATGACGATATTCAAGCCAGGAGCCCGAGTGCGGGTCGCGAGGCAGAAGTCATATCGCCCCGGCGACGACGGGATTGTCCTCGAGGGCGCCAACTTGACCACGATGGTGCAATTTGATGATGGCGAACGGAACGAGTACTACACGGGATCGCTTGAACATGTGCGCGATAGGCCAGAGAGCGAGGGGGTGGCGTGATGGACGACCGTTACGCGCCCCGATTCGGCGCACCCATCAGCAACTGGTTCCGGTGGTTCGCGTGGCGTCCCGTGAACACGGTTGATCGCGGCTGGCGCTGGTTGGTCATCGTCAACCGTCGTCGCATCCAGAAACACAACTACCTCGACGGCGGCGGGGACTTCTGGTTCCAGCATGCCGTCGCACTCACCCCAACCACGGAGGCCACCAAATGAAATCTGCAACGGACGCGTTCGAGGATGCCGAGATAGCGCGGGAGGAAGGCGCCAGCACTGATCACGAAGCACTAATGGAGATCCTGAACGATGCGGGCGCGTACTGCGGAGAGTGCGGTTACGAAGATGGCTACAAAGGCAAAGACGGATGCTCGCAGTGCGCGGAAACGCTAACCGGTTATGCGAACGCCATCCTCGCTGCTGGTTTCTCCCGGCAGTCACCCGCAAGCACGACAGCAGCAGATGCATGGGACGCGCCGAAGAGCCTTGAAAAAACTATCTGGGACGCGACCAAGGCATTCTCGGATGGGAGGAACGATGACTGACAACCCGTACCGAGTAGCAGCACCGGAAGGAGATGGTGGGAATGAGTGAGCGTCCCAGGATTGGCACGTTCACCGACGTTCTCGGATTGATGGCAACGGTCGACAACCGCATCGAACGAGAAGACCCCGACTTTGACGATTGGGTTTTTCGCACCTCGAACGCATGCCACATGTTCGTAGAAACGATGAACGAAATAGGGCTCGTACTCGTCAAGCCAGAACCAAAGCGTGGACTATTTGGAAGGTGGAAGCATGACCGATGACAGAGACAACCCGCTACTCACAGCGGTCGAAGCGCTGACCAAACCAATCAGGTCGAAGGTCATGCAAGGGGCGGTAACTTCCAAGGTGGAGTTGCCGCCCTTGATCGTCCAGCTCGAGCAAGCCATCCGCGGATCAATCGTCGGCATCGGCGGGTCTGGTTCGCTCGCCAACGAACGCAACGTGATTGACGGTGATGCACTGTTCCGGTTTATGAAGATCAGCACGACGATAAAGGAATGGTCGCGCATGGCCGGCTCCACGATCAGTGCCGACGACATGGGTAAAACGTTGACCGCATGGTTCCTGGCCTACACATCGAAACCGGTCACCATCGAGCAGGAACGCTTCTACGTCAACCAGATGGAAGGCTGGGCGCGCGCAATCATCGACAAGCTCAACCCCAAGGTGACACTGTTGCTATCCGAGCAATGCCCGGTGTGCGAGGCGAAGACGTGGTGGAACTCGTCAGACCGGCTCGAGTACACGCACCCGCTCATTTCCCAGTACCCGCAAGACAGCGAAGATCCAGTGAACGACGCAACCGCAATGTGCCGTGCGTGTGCCACGGTGTGGACTGCGCGCGAGCTCGCATACGCACTCGAGGAGGTAGCGCGACACGCGTAAGAAAAACTTTACGAATGGGCTTGCATTATGTAGCAGGCGTTGTGTATAGTTTGAGATGCGTTCCTACACCTGTCGAAATTTCCGGCAGGCAACGGATTAGAGAAAGGGTCAGGCCTCACGGTCTGGCCCTTTTTTTATTGCCCAAAAACTTTCGCTGCACAACCGACAACAACATCGCACACGCCACAGCCGCTAGCCATGAAGGGCCAGTCGCAAGTGACACGCAAGATTGCACACGGCGGTTCGATGCACGCGAAACTAACGTCCCTGACGAGGGATGACCAGCCCACAGCTGACTATGAAATTCGCTGCGGCTAAGCGGGGACGAATATAAACCCCGGCTGGACGCAGGGCGAGGGATTCGGAATCCCTATAGACAACCGATGACTCTGCGGTTGCGCCCTGCACACCATTGGCGAGTAGCTCAGCGGCAGAGCATCTGACTGTTAATCAGATTCGCGCAGGTTCGAATCCTGCCTTGCCAGCACATAACTAAAGACGGTTGGAGTTGCAATGTCCCTGCACGCCGAACTGCTCGAAAACCCGGTGTTCATCGCAGACCTGCTTGGTGACGACAGCGCCTCGAGCCTCGCCATCAAATACGGCACAGGCTCCACGTTCGTGAAGAAGCACCGCAAGATTGCTCGTGCTGCGAACCCGACGCATGTAGCCGGCGAATCGTCCGAAGAGTCATCAGATGGCAGCAAGACGGTTACCGCGATCCGCACACGCCCCGTCACCCTCGCTGACGCACGCGCCTGGATCGAAGCATCCGGCGACAACCCCGACGGCTACACGCTCAGCATCCGGTCGATCGCCTACGGGCTTGACATGTTCAGTAATCGGATGTCAGCCACACCCAAGCATTCCAAGGGCGACGCGAAGAAGAACGACCTGCCAGCCCTCTACGCTGCAGCACGCACAAAGCCACGCGCCCGCATCAACGTCGAAGCAGACGAGCGGGCAACCGTCGTCGTATTTGCTGATCCTCAAATCGGCAAGGTCGGCCGACGCGGTGGCACACCAGAACTGCTCGACCGCCTTCAAGAGAAGCGCGAAAAACTGGCAACCCTCCTCCGCGACCGCAAACCAGTACGCACCGCACTGTTCGACGCTGGCGACGGCTTCGAAGGGTTCAACTCGGGCGGCAACCCTATGTTCACCAACGACCTCTCGTTGGCCGAACAAATGGATGTGTACGGCACCGAGATCTACTCATTCGTGGAACTCATGCAACGCCACGGGTCAGTCGACGTAGCCGCGGTCACCTCAAACCACACCGCATGGCGCAATGGTAAACAGAACCTCGGACGCCCCGCAGACGACCTCGGCCTATACGTGCACAAGCAAGTGTCTAAGGTTGCTGCAGCAGCCAAGATCGACGCCAACTGGCACATACCACTGCCATACGACGAAAGCGTTGCCGTGGATGTTCTCGGCACCTCAATCGGCATGGTTCACGGCAACCAGTTCGGCCCCGGACAATCCATCCAATGGTGGGAAAAACAGACATTCGGTGCCGGCGCGGTCACGATGGCCGATGTCCTAGTGACCGGCCACTACCACACTTTCTCAGCCGCAGTCGGTGGGCGAAACCCGCACACCGGACGCCAGAGATACGCACTCGGCGCGCCCACACTCGACAACGGTTCCGACTGGTACCGACAGACAGCAGGCCGCGACTCGGATCCTGGCTTGCTCATCTTCGACATCACGCCTAATGGATTCGACCTCTCGAGCATGACCGTCCTGTAACCGACCGGTTACATGCACTGATGTCACTGAACGGTGACATCAGCCCTGCACTTATGATGCGGCACTTATCAGCCCCGCGCTTATGGCGACGCGACTAAGGACATGTCATGGAATGGCAACCCGAACCACATGCTGTCGACCCGGCCATTGCGACGGCGGTAGATCACCTCAACGACCTGCTGCCGACTAAACGTGGTGTGCCGATCATCAGCGCACGTGACTGTGAGCTCGCAGGATTCGACCTCGCCGACGTCATGGCCGCATACCGGATGGAAGCACGATGACGCTGGTCGAATCGTTTGAGCGCGCATGGCTGGCAGTTCAAGGCAACGAATTCTCGCACACCATGGCCCGACGAAGCCTCGAAGCATCAGTCGATGGCGTCGAAGAGCTTGAGACAGCATTGCGCTCTCTCAAGCGAAGGAGCGCCGAGTATCTGGTTCGCACGGAAAGTTGCCGACGAGCAGCCCGCCGCAACGGCAAGGAGTTCGGATGAGTGACGCAACGAAAGCCGCCCTCGACGCAGCAATCGAAGCCCACATCGCCGACGAACACGACGACAACACCATCATGCTCCGCGGATACATCCTCCAAGCAGCAGGCAACGGCATCGAAGACAGCCGCGACTGCCTACTGTTCACATCCGGCGACCAAGGCGCAGTAGTCACCTTAGGGCTACTCGCCATACTCAACGCCAACACAGACGCATCATGCTTCGGAAGCGACGACGATGACTAGCCACGGAAGCATGCAATGGTGCGGCACCGCATGGGCAGGCCGCGCGTACACCGGCCCGCTCCAAGAACTAGGTCAAGGCATCCCCCGCAAGTTCAAACTAGGCGGGCTGAAAGAGTTCGCCTACCACCTCGCGTTCGGCTACACGAGCGGATTCCCACTGCGAGACATCATCTACTGGTCGACCATGGTGACGTTCTTCCCGCGCGCAACACAGAAACGAGTCGACAGGAATATGCCATGACGCGTCTACACGAGTCGCATCAAGCCGCAATCCTCGAAGACCAGCGACCATGTTTCGCCGGCATAATCAGCGACAAAGCACTGTTCGCACTGCTCGACATGAAAGCGGAATGCTCGTGACCGTTCGACACTGGACAATCACCACGCACCACACAGGCAAGCCGCGTGATGTCGATGTCTACCTTTACGACAAAAACAGCCACATGCGAGCTGCAGCAGCAAGGCACAGCAACAGCATCGAACCCCGGCCCGGCGAATACAAGAACGCTGCAGCAGTCTGCCACGGCTTCCAACGCGTCCAAATCGACGAAGACGGCACCGAAACCGACCACCCGCAAGCAGCCATCATCCGCTTCTCGCACGAACACCTCAACGCCGAGGTAATTAGCCACGAAGTCGCACACGCAGCCCAACACCTCTACGGCATCGACATGCTCAACGAAGGCGACCTGGCAGTAGACCACTTCACCACCAGCAATGAACCGTTCGCCTATCTGGCGGGCGATCTATTTGCCGCTATCTGGACATCGCTATACGAAGCGACCGAAGAAGCAAAGGCGCGACAATGACCAGTCACGATGACCTGCAAGCAGCACACAACACAGTTGCCAAACTCATCGGCGAAGAAGCAGCAGCAGCCGTCATGCGCATCCGAGAACGAGCAGCAACACTCGAAGCAATACGACGCGTAGACGAAGACGAAGCCGTGTACGACGGACACGGAATGCGCGTCTACGAATACCAGGAACACGGCCATGACTGAGCCCACACCAGCACTAGAAGCAGCAGCCAACACATGGTCACAGATGACCGACGACGAAGAAGCCGCACTCATATGGTATTTAGACGGGCGAGCAAGTGACTGACCAACAAATGCCAGTACTGCGGGCAAGTGTTCGTCGTCGGCTCGCTATGCCGTGACCATGAAGCGCGCTGCGGGATGAAACCTTAGGACGGAGCGGCGATGAAGCTCACCATCGAAGAGCACGTCGCCAACGTCGTAGCCAAAGCACCGCCGCTAACTGCCGAGCAGCGCGATCGACTCGCCGGCTTGCTCAAACCACGCAAGCCAACCCTTGACCAACCCGACCTGACGTTCCTGGAAGAAGCGCTAAAGGCATGAGCTCGCTGCTGGAATCCACCACGCTTCTAATCGAAGAAGCCCGGTCGACACAAACCCCAGTAGACATCCTCCGACCCGCAGTCGCATCAATGGAACGCGAACAAGTCGAAGCCCTCGCCGTCGCATACCTGCTGCAGCAAGTGCACCGGATCAAGGCACCCGCGTTTAAACCCACGCCCAAGCAAAAGCCTATTCAGCGCACTCCCGAGATGATCGAGAACAGCAAGCGCATCGAAGAGCGTCGCATCCGCGAATACGCCGACTCGCGCGAAACATTCAAGGCCAGCATCGACAAAGCATTCGCCATACTCAAATACGAATGGCACGTCGAATGGACCGAAGAACTACTCGCCGCCAAGATCCCACTTCCAGACGGTTCGACCATCGAGTTCGGTGACGCAACCCGCGAACAACACATCGAACGTGCACGTATTCACCGACGCAACACCATGCTCAACATGGAAAGTGCAGCACGCCACGAGAAGGCGGTCGAAGCCATGAATGAGTCGGGCGCTCGAACGTTGCGCGGAGCGGTTCAGCCCTGATCGAGTACCGACCATAGGTCGAGATCGATCTGGTCAACGACCCGACCTGAACGCTCCACATGGTAGCGGTGCTCGTTGATCGCGTGTATCGCGTTCACCTGACGCATGTGCTTCACCTCAACCTGCCTCCGCTCAACAAGGCTCAGGAACACCTTCGCGTTCTTGCGACGGCCGAGAAGAACCAGGCGCTCACGCTGGGCATCAGCAACATCGATCTGATGCAAGCGCACTCCAATGGTTATCTCTTCCTCACGCATATCAATCAGCGACAACGTGAGCTGCACATTCTTCCGCGCTATCTCGAGAGTCGACCGCGCGACACCATCACGCACCATAGCCGCCCACACCTCATCATCTGTGAGGTCGGGGATCTGTTCACGATCGCCCATGGTCGCCAAGTGTAGAGGCGAAAAGGACAACCACGATGCCTCGAGCGCCACGAAAATGCAAGCGAGCAGGCTGCGAAGTTCGCTCAGTCGGCCGCACATACTGCCTCGAACACACGCCCCGTTGGGAAGGCTCAACCAGGGGCGGCTCTACCCGTGCAGATCGTAAGGTCCGTGAGTTGGTTCTGGCACGCGATCCGATCTGCAAGTGCGTTGGCTGTCTGGTGTGCTCGCAGGATGGTTGTGCTCGACCTTCAACCGAGGACGACCACATCGTGAACCGTGCAGCGAACGGTGGCGAGTGGATGACCAACCACCAAGGCCTATGCAACCCATGCCACAAGGTCAAGGTGCAACGAGAAGCACAAGCAGGAAAACTCGCCGGCCCAATGCCTTTTTGAGAACTATTCTCAAAAGGGAGGCCATTCACCCCCTCCCCGCCCCCTTGGAAGGGACATCGGGAGGTGCTGGACATTTTTATGCGTACGAGTCTCGTGATTTCGCTATCCCGCGGCGATGCATGGCCGATTTGCGGCAATTGGGGCGCATGGGCGGGTTCGCGGGTGCCGCGCAATGCCAAAGGGCGCAGATCGACGTGTACGGGTAAAACCGGTACACCTATAGCGGGAAGAGTTGCCCTTTTTGGAAGACTCGGCCGGTCATTGTGATGTACCGGCCGCTGCTGTAACGCTCAACATTCAAGCCGTCGATGATCTTTCGGCTGCCCGTTGTTGCGGCTGCGGTTCCCCAGATGTGGAGCCCGTCGCCGCTGGGGCTTACTTCGATGTAGTGATTCGGGTAGTCGGCCAAGAATGCGACAGCCGCTTGGCTCGGTTTTGTCCCGTCGAAGCAGTGGTCGAGGTCGATGCACGCGAATCCATTGCCTAGTACGAACCCCAGTCCGACGCCGGCCCGTGATGCATTGGCGCTTATGAAGTCGGACCAGGTGTTGCTATTCGTGGAGCTCGCGGGGTTGCCGTTGATTTGTAGCGGGACCTTTGACTGGCTCCGGCGTATCCACCGGCCCGCATCGATCATCTGCTTCGGATAAGGAATTCTGGCGTTTGCCCGACGCGCGTACGTTCTGCACTTGTCGGAACAGAAGCGTGCTTGCGCGTTCTTCCGAACGATCGACTTCCGGCAGTATTCGCATTCGCGCATGTCTAATTGTACCGGTTTTACCCGCTAGATAGCGCGGTTTTTGAGAAATGAGGGCAGCATGGCCGGACGTGGCCCAGCCCCGAAAGATCCTTCTACTCGAGCGCGTCGGAACGCCGACCCCACGCCCTCCACCGTCCTCGAGTTCATCCGCGGTGAACAGCCGGAACTGCCTGACCGTTTCGCGTGGGACACGGACGAAGATGGCAACCGCAGTAGGACAGATATGTCTTGGCCTGAGCGCACAGAAACGTGGTGGCAGATGTGGGCCGACTCGGCTATCGCCGAGCAGTTCACCGCATCTGATTGGGAGTTCCTGCTGGATACAGCGCTTATCCATGCGGCCTTCTGGGAGGGCGACATGAAGCTTGGCCCTGAACTGCGTCAACGCGTGGCCAAGTTCGGTGCTACCCCAGAGGACCGTGCCCGTCTCCGCATCCAGTACGCGGCCGCGGACGAGGCGGACGGCAAGGTGCAGAAGACCCGTCAGGGCTCCAAGCAGCCCTCGCGCTCCGAAGACCCCCGGCAGGCGTTACGCGCCCTGAATTGAGGCGCTCATGGCTGTTCTGATAGTTCCTGAGCTAGATGAAGAGCCGTGGCCGACCCTTGGCCCAGAGATAGCCGACTTCATCGAAGAGCGCGCGATTTTCGGACCCGGCTCTTTCGCCGGCCGACCCGCAACGCTCGACATTGAAAAGCGCGCCGCCCTGTACCGCATGTACGAGGTGTATCCACAGGGCCACAAGTATGCGGGCCGGCGCAGGTTCAAGCGTGCGGGTATTGAGTGGCGTAAGGGGCTCGCTAAGACCGAGTTTGCCGCGTGGATTGCGTTCTGCGAGTTGCATCCGGAAGCACCCGTGCGGGGTGATGGTTTTGACGCCAAGGGCAACCCTGTCGGTAAGCCTGTCGAGTTCCCATACATTCCGATGGTCGCGGTGACGGAAGAGCAAGTCTCCGAGCTCGCATATGGCGTGCTGAAATACGTCGTTGAAGAAGGCCCAGACGCTTACCTGTTCGACTCTGGGCTTGACCGCATCATCCGGCTTTCCCCTCGCGGTCAGAATGACGGCCAGTGCGTTCCTGTGGCTAACGCGCCCAACTCTAGAGATGGTGCGCTGACAACTTTCCAGATGTTCGATGAACCTCACCGCTTGTATCTGCCGAACCATAAGGCAGCGCACGAGACGATGACGGCAAACCTCGAAAAGCGTGTGCTCGAAGACCCGTGGTCGCTGTACACGTCTACTGCGGGTAAGCCTGGCCAGAATTCGATTCAGGAAGACATGCGGCATGAGGCTGAAGCCATAGACCGCGGCGAGATCGAAGATCCGCAGATGTTCTTCTTCGCCCGGTGGGCCGGGGAAGAGCACGCAGACCTATCCACGATTGAGAAGCGCGTCGAGGCCATATCGGACGCTACTGGCCCAGCAGGCGAGTACGGCCCCGGGCAGTTCGAGTCCATTGCGAAGCAGTGGGATCGGAACGGTGCCGACCATTCCTATCTCGAGCGAGTGTGGCTGAACCGTTGGCGCAAGTCCGGTTCGCAAGCATTCGACGTGAAGCAGTGGGAGCGGCTGGCGCGAGGGTTCGAGCCCGATGATTTTGTTGCTCCCGAAGGTTACAAGCCTGGCCTTTCGCGACCGGGCGAAGTGATACCTCTGGGTGCTTTCGTCACTGGCGGCTTTGACGGCGCGCGCAGGCGTGACGCTACAGCGTTCGTCATCACGGACATAAACACTGGCTTGCAGGAGCTTCACGGCTTGTGGGAACGCCCGGATGACGCGGACGAAGACTACGAAATTGATGCTGATGAAGTGACGCAGCTCGTCGCCGATGTGATGGATAAGTACGAGGTGTGGAAGGTCTACGCGGACCCCCCGCACTGGATCGAAGTTATCGGCGCATGGTCGGTTCGTTGGCCCGATGTTGTCGAAGAGTGGTGGACGAATCAGTACAAGGCGATGGCCTACGCGATTCGGGAATTCCAAGAAGCTCTGGACTCGGGTTCGATCGGCTTCAACCCCGACCAGACCTATTCCGGCGATTACTTGCGCCACATCGGCAACGCGGGCCGGCACGACTTGAAGATACGTGATGACGAGGGCAAGCCGCTCTGGGTCATGGAGAAACAGCAAATCGATCTGAAGTTCGACGCGATCATGGCCGGTGTTCTTTCCGGCAAGGCCGCTCTAGACGCCCGCAAAAAGGGCGCGAAACCACGAATCAAACATAAGTCGGTTATTCGCCGGCTCAAATAGGAGGTCGCTTTGGCTATCGACGTCAAGACTGTCGGATCTCCTGGTTGGTGGCTGCAGAAGGGGGCAACAAAACTAAACGCTCGCCTTCCCCGGCTGCAGAACCTTGCGGATTACCACGAAGGGCGGCCACCGCTCCCGACAGGAGTCGCGGCTGAGCGCGAATCGTTCCAAGCTTTCCAGAAGAAGGCGTGCACGAACCTTGCCGAACTGATCGTCGGTTCGAAGCGTGAGCGTGTATCTGTGCGGGACATTCGTACCGCAATTTCTGGCGATGTTGTGGACGAGTTGGCGTGGGGCATTTACAAGTCGAACGGTCTTGATGTCGAGTTCGCCGATGTGCTCGAGAACATGCTCGTCATGGGCGACTCGTACATGATCGTCGGCCTTGATAAGGATGACGAAGTGGTGATGACGGGCGAAGACCCGCGTCAAGTTGTTACTTTTCATAATCCGGCGCGTCAGTCAGAGGTCCGTGCTGCGACCAAGATGTTCCATGACCCAGACGAGTCGCGTGACTACGCCTACCAGTTTCTGCCGGGGGGCAAGAACGCGGACGGGTCGCGCTACAACGCGCGTCGTTACGTCGCATACCGCGAACGCAAATCGGTCAGCGCGGGGGTGACGTTTAGCGCTTCCGGCTACTCGTGGGATGAAGCACGCGGCGGCGCAGAGGGCGAAGAACTTAACCATGAGCTCGTACCAGTCGTCAGGTTCCGAAATCGCCGTGGTGTTGGCGAGTTTGAACCGCATCTGGACATTCTGGATCGCATTAACCACACGGTTTACACGCGCATGGTGATTGCCCTTTATCAGGCGTTCAAGCAGCGGGTAATCCACGTGGACGTGACCGATGCCGAGGACGAGAACGGCAACGCGATCGACGCGATCCCCGATGACGTTCTTACGTCTGACCCGGGCTCGTGGGTTCAGTTGCCGCTTGCAGCGAAGATCACCGAGCTAAGCCAAGCGGACATGAACGGTGTTTTGCTCGCGACCAAGGATGACATTCGTCTTCTTGCCGCTGTCACGCGTCGCCCGCTAGCCATGTTCGCGCCCGATAACCAGTCGGCTTCGGGGTCGGAGGCTACCAGCGAGGGTCTTACGTTCTCAACCGAGGACACGCAGAACCGCGCTGGCGACGCCCTGAGCGATGCTTTCCGTATTGCGTTTCTTGCGCTTGGGGATGTTGAGCGCGCGGAGAAGTCCAAGATCATCGTCGGCTTCAAGCCCGCATCTCGTTTCGGCATCACGGACAAGGCCAACGCATCTGCGCAGGCGGCTTCCGTGCTGGCGAAGCGGACGATCATGCGCACGGTTTGGCAGATGTCGCCTGAAGAGATCGATCAGGCCGAGGCCGAGTCATCAGACGAGGCCCTATTGCTGAGCGAGGTCACACCCGATGGCAACACGCCTTGATCTGAACTATGACCGGCAAGTGGCAGACGTGCGGGCGAGGGTGGGCAGCTACGCAAAACGTTTGTGGGGCGGTTCGCCGTCCTACCGGGACGCGGACGCCGATCGCATCATTGCGCTGCTTGTTCCTCGCGTGGAAGCAGGGCAGGCACGGATTGCGCAACTTACCGACGCCTATATCGCGCGGGTTGTTGCGTCCGAACTTGGTGGGGGCATTGTTCGCGGCACGGTCGCCGATGTCTCCACCGAGGCGCTTCGCGGAGTGCCGGCTGATGAGGTCTACCGTCGCCCCTTCGTGACGGCTTACACGGAGCTGTCGCAAGGCTCTACTTTGACCGCGGCCGTTTCTGCGGGTGGCGCCCGACTAGCCTCGATCGTAGATACGGGCATGCAGCTCGCCCGCACGCACTCCGCGAGACAAGCAGGTGAACGCACCGGGGTCGAACTGTGGCGGCGCGAACTGACGGGTCGAGAAAACTGCGGCCTATGCACAATCGCTTCCACCCAGCGCTACCACCGCGGCGACCTGATGCCCATCCACGGGAATTGCGACTGCATTCCCAAGCCTTTCTTCGGGAATGCGTCGACACAAGTTATCGAGCCGAAGCTGCTTGAGCAGATGCACGCCGCTGTAGAGGCCGAATTCGGCACGACAGATCGCGGTGCACGGTTCATCGACGGCAAGGGTTCCTATAACGACTTCATGGACCTGATCGTGACGAACGCCCACGGAGAGGTCGGACCCACCCTCGGGTGGCGCTGGCAGCACTTCACTTCCAAGTCCGACCTGGACTTGTAGACACAAACTTCCGCCCTCCTGTGGGTGGCTGCCCCGACATGGGGATTCCAACAACACCCGACATGGGAGAAGAACATGCTCAACCCCGCTCAGCGGTTCCACGCAGCCCCTGCCCCCGTTTCGCGCCTGCGTTTCATTGTCGATTCAGACAATGAATCCGGCGCTGGCGACCAGCAGGAACAGCAGCAAGAAGCACCCAAGTTCCCGGCAAATACACCTGTCAAGGAGATGACGCCGGAACAGCAGATCGCTTTCCACGAGAACAAGGCACGACGGCTAGAAGACGCCCTTAAGGGCTTCAACGGCCTCACTCCGAAGCAGATTTCGGACCTGCAGGCAGAGGTCACCGACCTACGCACAAAGGGACAGACTGCGGAAGAAGCAGCCATCGAGCAGGCACGCGAGGCCGGACGCGCAGAAGTGCGTTCCGTTCTCGCCGCCGAACGAGTGAGGGCGTCGCTCGAGCGCGCCCTAGACGGTCGCGTTCCAAGCGCTTCAGCGCTGCTGGACCTCGACCGCTCGAAGTTCATCAAGGGAGACGCTGCCGACACGGAAGCGATTGCCGCATGGGTCGAAGCCAATTCGACACTCGGAACCCAGCAGAAAAAGTCCCCGGACCTTGGTCAGGGGCGAGAGCGCGGAACCTCGACACCCGAAAAGGGCGTCGGCGTTGGTGCTGACATGTTCGCAAATTCACGCAAGAAAACTACTTCCTAGAAAGGAAACCTAATGCCTAAGCTTCGCTCAGAAACTATCGGCACCGGTGACCAGTCCTGGCTCGGGTCTACCCACGGTCTGCGCAACGCGCGCACCGAGGTACTCGACATCTCGACGTTCACCGCTGGCACGCACTACCCGAACGGCTACATCCCGTCCGGCTTCCCCGTGGCAATCGTCGGCGGCATGCTCGTGCCCTACGACGTGACCGTGGGCACCGTCACTGGTGCTGGCATTCTCGCCGGCCACGTACTCACCGACCAGCAGGTTGTCGGAACGACGGACTTTGCAGTCCCCGTCCTCGACCATGGCCGCGTGAAGGCAGCCAAGGTTGCCACCCTCGCTCTGACCGGCTTCGTGAAGCCGATCGCCGCGAAGTCCGCCACGACCATCGTTTACATCTAAGGAGGATGACAAATGGCACTCTGGACCGATCTCATCGACCCGGCCACCCTTACCGGCTATGCCCGCGCATCCCTCGCTGATTACGAGGCGACCCGTGGAACCCTCGCGCAGTACCTGCCCAATCGTGAAGTGGCCGACGCTGTTGTCCGCTTCATGCAGGGCTCGACCGGCCTCGTTGAGGCTGCTCAGTTCCGCGCCTACGACGCCGAGCCTGAGGTTGGCAAGGCCCGCCCCGGCAAGCGCGTTACGCTCGAGCTTCCGGCTCTGGGACAGAACATTCCTGTCTCCGAGTACCAGCAGCTCCGCAGCCGTAACGCCGACGACGACCAGGTTCGCGTTGCGATCCTGAACACGACCGATCAGGTTGTGCGTGCTGTCGCTGACGCTATCGAGCGTCTTCGCGGGACTGTCATCGCCACGGGCAAGGCGACCATCACCGCTTCGACCGGTGCCGTGTTCTCGGACGACGACTTCGGTCGTTCGGCTGGCCACACGGTCACCGCTGGTTCGGCTTGGTCGACCGCTTCGGTCAGCCGCCTTGCGGACCTGTCCGCGTGGTCGGACACCTACCTCGCCAGCAACGGTGTTGCCCCCGGCGAGATCCTGATGTCGACGCGTGTTCTGCGCGCACTTGCTGCTGGAACCGAGTTCCAGACGCAGCTCATCAACGGTGGCGCACGTCCCGCTACCCGTGCGGACGTGGACGCGATCATTGCTGGCGCTGGGCTTCCCCCCATCCGCCTGTACGACCGCCGTGTCAACGTCAACGGGACCTCCACCAAGGTTCTGCCCGACGACCGCCTGTTCTTCCTGCCCCCGGCAGTTGGAACCGATGACTGGCAGGGCACTGAGCTCGGAGCGACGTTCTGGGGTCAGACCCTCACGTCGACCGACTCGAGCTACGGCATCGCTCCCGGCGACCAGCCTGGCATCGTCGCGGGGCTCTACCGCGGAAGCAAGCCGCCGCTCATTGCCGAGGTCATCTCGGACGCGATCGCCCTCCCGGTGCTCGCAAACGCTGACCTTTCCTTTAGCGCGGATGTGCTCTAGGTAGTCAGTTCTACCGGGCGGGGTGCCCACAAGGCATCCCGCCCAACCCCACACTTTTGAACCACAGGAGGTTCCCGTGAGCGAACTCATTGCAACCGTCCACGTCACCGACGCTGACGGCAACGACCAGACATTCAGCCCGGGTGAAGAAGTTCCCGCATGGGCGGAAAAGCTCATTACCAACCCCAAGGCGTGGGATGAGGTTCCTTCCGGGCCATCGGAAACGCTGGCAAAGCGCGGCCCCGGACGGCCATCGAAAGCAACAACAACTCTTTAGGGGCAGCACATGGAACCGTTCGCGACTGTAGATGACATTGAGCGTGTGTGGCGCGAGCTTTCCGATGCCGAGTCGGCTATGGCCGAGGGTCTTCTGTCCGAGGCGTCAATGAAACTCCGGGCAAGAATTCCCAACATCGACACCCTCATTGCGGGCAACGATCTCCGTACCGAGCTGGCACGGATGGCGGTTGTGAACGCCGTCAAACGTGTGCTTATGAATCCTGAAGCTCTTCGCGTTTACTCGACTACGACCGGCCCCTTCTCGCAGTCAAAAACAATCGACACCGCGCTCTCATCGGGCCTGGTTTACATCGATTCGGGCGACTTGATCGGCCTGATCTTCCGCAAGTCGGCCATCAGGTCGTTCCGCGTAAAAGCAGGCCTCGGATGATGCGCCACCCGTTCGGTGAGGCCGTAACTGTCACTCGCCCCGGCTTGGGTTCCGGCCCCGACGACGCGCGGGGCAACCCGACCCCAGCGCCGCCGACAACGTTCAACGTTGAGGACGTGGCTGTTGCGCCGGCCGGTTCGGAGGAAGACCCGCAGGCACTCGGGCTGCTGGTCGTCACTGGTTACACGTTGTATCTCCCATATGGCACGACGTTGCTTCCTGCGGATCGTTTGACAATTCGTGGCGTTGACGGCTGGCAGGTCGAGGGCGACTCGACTGTAGCCGGTTGGCGTAATCCATTTACCGGCGAGACGCCTGGCGTCGTCGTCTCTGTTCGGAGGGCCTGATGAGCAAGGTAACCATTAAGACCAATGGGGCTTCATGGGGCGTTATTAGGCGTTTGATGAAGTCAGAAGTCGTGGCCGATCAGCTCGAGCCGTTTGCGCAAGCTGTGTTTGATGCGGCCTTCCGAGACCCGAACGATGAGTACACCGCATCTTTGCAAATCGGCAAGTTTTATTCAAGCGGCCGGGGTGGCCGCGTCTCTTGGCAGGTCGGGGCGGGCCCAGGCATTGGCGAGAACGTCGAAGCCAAACGTGGCACGCTACAGCGAGCTTTGGGCGAGGCGGGTCTCTGATGTTCCGTGCCGCTATTCGATTCCCGATCACTGACGGCGCGATTGTTGCCGCGTTGCGCGGGGGCTTAGTCGCTAGGTGGGGTTCTTCTGGCCTTGCGGTTCAGGGCAAGCTTCCCGATCCGAAGGTTCGCCGCATGGTTACTTTGCGCAATGATTCTGGCCCGCAGGAGGAACGCATTTCACGTCGCCGTTATGGCGTGAACGTTTGGGCCGATGACCCGGTTGATGCGGAGAACATGGCACTTGATGTGCTGGCGATCCTGCAGACGATGGCTACTGGTTCTCCCGTCGTGTCCACAGACAGCTTCTCTGGCCCGTTCGAGGTCTTTGATGACCCGCAGATGACTGTGGCGAACAAGAACCTCACCCACTTTTACTGCGCCTTTAGGGCGTCTGTGAAGGCTTCCACCTTTATCTAAATCCCGCGCCCTCTCACGCGGTTCATGCCCCATTGGGGCGAAACCCCCAATTAGGAGAATCATGCCCGGCGTAAACACTCTCGAAGAATTCGTACCGATCGATGGCGTGGTGGCTACTGGTGTTTTCGGCACTGCTGTCGCCCCGACGACTTACAACAGCACTCTTGGTGTCACATGGACTGATCTCGGTCTTGTGACTGCTGCTGGCACTACCCGTTCTACTGCTGCAACCGCTACGGTGCGTCGGGCGTGGCAGAACAACAAGAAGCTGCGCACTCTCGTCTCTGAAGCATCTGTCCGGTTCAACTTCATTTTGGTGCAGACCAACAAGGCGACTGTTGAACTGTTTCACGGTACGACGGTTGATGCGAACGGCAAGCTGATCGTGAACCCTGGTGCATCGAAGCCGCTGATTGCTTTCAACCTCGACATGATCGACGGCACTGGTGTTGTGCGTGAGTATGTTCCCGAGGCTCAGGTTGTCGAGGTTGGTGACCAGATTGCACTTCCGGGTGATGGTCTTGGTTGGCCGATCACGATCGAGTCGTCGTACAACGCTGGTATCGCGGGTCACACGATTCGTTGGTTCTCGTCGCTGGCTTCTGCTGCTGTCCCGGTTATTACAACTGCGCTGCCGGCGTCGCAGGGGGCTGGGCAGATTGTGAAGCTCGTTGGTACGGGCTTCTCGGTTGCTACTGCAGTGACTGTTGGCGGTACTGCTGCGACCGAGTTCGATGCGCCCAACGACACCGAGCTGTATGTGACGCTTCCGGCTGGTTCGGCTGGTTCTGCTCCGATCATCGTGACCTCGCTTGCTGGGCCGTCGACAGCGAAGGCTTACACGCGGGTCGTGTAACAAATGTGGCGACGGCAGGTGCTGGGAGGCCCTGCCGTCGTCCCTCTTTTGAAATTGTCCTCCCGCCCCCTCCCGAAAGGTAACCTCCCATGCAGTCCTTTTCCACTGTCGAAGTGCGTCACGAGTTCGCTGTCGATGATGTCGTCTATCACCTTCCCGGGGTGACCATCGATGACCTTGAGGCGGTTGCGGCTTTTGCTGTGCTCGAGGGCGAGGAACAGTTGGCGGCGTTCCGTGATTTCATCGTGTCTCGTGTTGCGCCCGGTAAGCGCACGTTTGCGCAGTGGTGGAACCGCCAGAAGTCCGCCCCTCAGGCCGTGCGGTCGTTGAACATCAAGCAGCTTTCCGACCTGTTCCGCGAGTGGACGGGGATGGGGAAGACCGTGGGGGAATCTTCGGCCTCGCCCGTATCGCAGTAAAGCACCGGGCGGATGCGGCGGCTGATTTCCGCGACATCTTTTCTGTGTCTCTGTGGGATGTTCGAGGCCCTGAGCTTCTGATTCTGATTGCGGATCTGCTGACCCGTACGGAGTCTCGTTTCCATGCGTCTGTTGCCGAGTGGGAGCACCCCATTTCGCGTGATGCGATTTATTCCCTCGACCTCATCGATGTTCTTCTGATGCGGTGGACGGGCAAACAGTTCAAACCGGTGCCCCGCCCCTGGTCGAATATCCGGCCCACCGGCAGGCGGCATACGGCATCTGAGGCTCTCGCAATTCTGCGGCCCCAGAACAACGTTTAGCGGGGTTCCTCCCACCCGGCTTGAATACCGGGAGGCCCTTGATGGCTGAAGCATGGCAGTCGGCGTGGGTTGAGGTGTTGCCCGATTTTTCGGGTTTCAAAAAGAAAGCCGATTCGGAACTCACTGGCACCTTGGGTGCTGCGGGCACTTCAGGCGGCCTGCTCGCGGGGAAGAATCTGCAGGGCGGCATTGTCGGCGGGATCAAGTCCATCGGCGCACCCGTGTTCGCCGCTATTGCTGCTCTTGGTATCGGCAAGCTTGTTGGTGATGCTATCGGCCAGGGAATCCGGTATTCGATTGATGCTGTTGGTATTGCGTCCGACCTTTCGGAGACCAAGGCTGCCATCGGCGTCGTTTTCGGCGATGCTTCGGCTGACATCTTGGCGTTTGCTGAGACGGCGAATAAATCTCTCGGCTCGACCCGTCAGGCCGCCTTGTCCGGTGCGCAGACGTTTGGTATTTTCGCGAAGGCTGCTGGCCTGACCGGTAAGCCTCTCGCCAAGTTTTCCACTGATCTGGTGGGCTTGGCCGGCGATATGGCGTCGTTCTACAACGCTGACCCGACGCAGGTTATTGAGGATCTCGGCGCTGGTCTCCGTGGTGAGGCTGAACCTCTCCGCAAATACGGGGTGCTGCTCGACGATGCCGTGTTGCGTGCGCAGGCGCTGAAGCTGGGTATTTATGACGGCAATGGCGCGCTGACTGGGCAGCAGAAGATTCTTGCCGCGCAGGCGGAAATCTTCTCGCAGACCTCTCTGGCCCAGGGGGACTTCGCACGCACGTCAGATGGACTCGCCAACCAGCAGCGCATCCTTGCGGCTTCTCTCGAGGACACGCAGGCGAAACTGGGTGAGGCGCTTCTTCCCGCGTTCACCGACCTGACGAACTATGCGAACGAGAATCTTGTTCCCGCCCTCGCCGGGTTCATCGACCATGTGGGGCCGATTCTCGGTGAAGCGCTCACCGAAGCGCAGCCCGGACTCGAAGAGCTGGCAGGCAAGCTCTCCCCGCTAGTAGACGCGTTCGTGAAGGCCGCGGGGAAAGAGGGCATCCCGGCGTTCGTCACGGCGATGAATGATGCGGTCGATGCGGCACCAGAGTGGATTCAGGCTCTGGACGACATCAATTCTGGTTTCGGCGATTTCGAAACTGGTTTCTATGATGCCCAGCAGTCCGTGTCTGACTACTTCGCGCCCGCACGTCAGGCCGTGATCGACTTCAGCGGCTCGCTCGAGGAATTCTTCTCCGACACCGAAACGAATGGAAACGATTTCCGTGAAAGCCTGCGAATCGCGGGGCAAGACGTAAAGCAGTTCGCGTTCGATGCGCAACTTTCCTTGGGCAACTTCCTGGTTGGTGTCGGCACCTCTTTTGCGGGCGCGAAGAGTGAGGTTACCCGGTTCGGTGTCGACATTCTGTTGACAATCGGCAACATGGCCAACCAGACGTTTGCGGCTGGCCAGAACGTCATCAACGGTCTGGTGATGGGCATCGCCTCCAAGGGGAGCGAAGTTGCCAACACACTGAAGAACATCGCGAATGTGGCGATTGATCAGTTCAAGAACACTCTTGGGATCAAGTCGCCGTCTCGTGTTTTCGCCCAGTTGGGCGCGTACACGGCTGAAGGTTTCGTGATGGGCATCAACGGGTCGCAGGGCATTGTGAGTGCGGCTATCGGTTCGATGGTCGCCATCCCCGATGTTGCGAGCTCAAGCACGGCATCGGCAATCACGGCGGGTTCGATCACTACCTCGGCCGCGACGGCTCAATCGGGTTTCCCCTCGCAGGTAACACTCGTCGACGCGAGCGGTGCGCTTCTGGGCCAGATGGATGTGCGTGTTGGTCGTGCGGACCAGTCCAACAGCCTCACGGCTCTTATGGGAAAGCGGGTTTAGGGATGCCTTACGCACCCACGTTGACCGTTTCGGTTGACCCCAACCCGATGCCACGGGTGGAAGTTCTGTTCACGTCGTTCGTTGCTTTGACGGCTTTTGTTGATGTGTATCGTCTTGCGGAGGGGCGCGAGTACAAGGTGCGGTCGGCTGTAAAAGCGGCAACGGCGGGTGCCCTGACCCGCATTGACTTCGAGGTACCGTTTGGTATTCCGGTGACGTATCGGGCTGAGATGTTCGATGCGGCCGGGGTCTCTCTGGGGTTCACGGATACCACGTCTGTGTTGCTCGATGTGGATGAGACGTGGGTGCATAACCCGCTGAATCCGGCTGGGGCCGTGCGGGTGACGATGGCTGATTCTGCGGCCGATTCTCTTTCGCGCCCGGTGTCGGGGGCGTTGTTTCATCCTGAGGGTCGCCGTGTCGGCGTTGTGATCGGCGGGGCGAAACAGGGCCTGCGTGGCGTGAACCTGGATTGTTACACGCTGACTGACGCTGATACGGATTCGTTTGCGGCGCTGACTGGTACTTACAACTCGACGACGGTTCCAGTTTTGTGTTTCCGCATTCCGGCAACGATGAAGATGCGCATCCCGCGGCCCTTGTTTGCTGCGGTTCTCGACCCGACCGAGGTTGCTTTCGATCTGCGCATGGGTGGTAGTGCTGTTATGTGGCAGTCGACGGGCGACGAGGTTTCTCCCCCGACGCCGGCGCTGGTTGTCCCGCTGCTTACCAACGCGGACATCAACGCCAACTTCGCCACTAACGCCGCGTTGAATGCTGCGCATCTCAATAATTTGGCGATCAACCGTCGCTATGACTTGGCGGGGTCGGCTTGATGCTCGCCCGCGTATAGGGCAATAATCTCACGGGCCCACTCCAGTAAATCTGAAGTTCGCTGGCCGGATGGCTGTGAAGTGGTCCAGAGTTCGAGGTTTTCCGACCGGTTGTCTGCCCGAACTCCGTTCCGGTGGTGGACATTCTCGTTTTTCAGCAGTCGCCGCCCAAGGTGATGCTCCATAACTACGCGATGCTCGTACTCAAGGGCACCGCCACCGGGCGCTCGGCGAATCCGGTACCCCTGTGAGCTGATACCCCAGTCTCCGAGGTTGCGGCTCATCTCTCGTAGAGGCTTCAAGGGTTTGCCGGACATGAGCTGCTTCCAATGACCCGAGCAAAAGCCTCGAGCGCTGTGTGCTCGAGGGCACCCATCAAACGTACATTGGTGCACGAATCGCTGAATCGGGGTGAGAGCTTTGCCCCGGAACTGTTGCGAATAGTGTGCCGAACAAAGCCCTCGCGAGTTCACCGCACGCCCGCAATCTGGGAAAGAACAGGCAGTGCCGGATTCGTTGCGCTTTGCCACCGGGCGAAGTTCTTGCAAATCCTGCCCGCGGGTCTGCTGTGCGTGGTGGCCTGCGCACATCCCGCCTTTAGCGCTTGGTCGCCCGCACTTATCGAAAGAACAGGTAGTCTGATTAATAGCCATTTTCGCCTCCTCATAAGGTGATTGGTCAGGCCCCGGCAGACGTTGACGCGTCTGGTTTGGGGCCGTTCTCATTCTACCGGTTATTCATTGAAATTACCGAAAGGATGCGCCCTTGCGATCCAAAATATTGGCGCGCCACTTTCTATGGGCGGGCACGGCGTGAGGGCGGCTTCGGACGGTCTTGCTTCGGTTCTGCAGGATGACTTTTCGACACGGCTTATCGTGGATTCTTTCTACGGGCCGAACCGCACGCACGCTGACTTGCCGTCTAACTCTTGGTCGCTGCGGTGGGATTCGGAGGCTGCGGTCAAGTCTGGCGGCAAACTGACGATTGTCTATACCCCTGAGGTGGCGGAGTCATTGACTCCTACGCAGTTCGCTGATGTTCTCGCCCCGTTCGGGCAGGAGGTAAACCTGCTGCTCGAGGTGTCGGCCGGCGACTTCGCGGAGACGGTGCAGCTCGGCCATTACCGGATAACCGCGGTGCCGGATGCCCGTGATGCTTTCGCCGACTTTCTGGGCGGCACGATTGTCGTTGGCTCCACGGTTACTGTGCGGTTGCAGTCGCGCGACATTGCGGTGCAACGCGAAGGTTTCCGGTCAGAGCAGTCACCCCCGGATCTTTCGTCGTGTTGGGCGGAGATTCAGCGTTTGACGGGCATGCAGGTTCTGCGTTCCGTGGGCGACAAGGCCATCCCCAACAACGTCGTCTATCTGGCGGAGCAGGGTGGCCGATTGAAGGCTGTCCAAGCGCTGGCCGAGGTATTGGGTGGGGTCGAGTATGTGACCCCCGATGGTGCCATGTCGGTTATCCCGAATGAGCCCGGTGATGTTGTTGCCGAGCTGGTGTTGGGGGATCACGGGACGATCATCGATGTTGCCCATTCGATGGAGTCCGAGGGCGTCTACAACGAGGTTATCGGCAACTTTCAGACCGAGGATCGCACCCCGATTTATGCGGTTGCTTCTATCACTGATGGGCCGCTCTCGGTCGATGGCCCGTACGGGAGGTATACCCGCTATTACGCGTCGCCTTTCGTGCAGACCAAAGCTGCCGCGCAGTCCGCGGTCGACGCGATCCTGACTCAGGTTTCATCCGCTCAGACGTACCGGGTGCCTGTGACCTGCGTTATTGACCCGCGGCTCGAGATGGGCGATGTGGTGTCTGTGCAGCGCCCCCAGGGGCGTCTGCTGGTTGGGCGGATCGTCAACATTTCTATGGGCGATTCCCGGCTGATGGATTTGAACCTTGATGTCACCCGCATAACAACTTGGTCGGCTCCGACCTCTCCTGATTGGGAGATTCACCCGACGACTGGTTACGGACTTGAGCCTTTTGGTTCTTACGGATATGGGGAATGACTATGGCGATTGATCTTCCGGCGATTGGTGAGGCCAATTGGGGTACGAAGCTGAATGCGGCGCTGACTGAGTTGAATGGTGTGGGGGTGGTTGCTGTTGCGGCGAAGGATGCTGCGGTGGCTGCTGCTTCTTCTGTGCCGTCTGATGCGACTATTGCGGCGACGTATGCGACGAAGGTTTCTCCGGCGTTCTCTGGTACTCCTACGGGTCTGACGAAGGCGCATGTGGGGTTGTCGAGTGTGGATAACACGTCGGATGCGAATAAGCCGGTGTCGACTGCTCAGGCGGCGGCTATTGCGTTGAAGGTGAGCACGTCGCTGGTGGGGGCGAATTCGGGTGTGGCTCCGTTGGATTCGTCCGGCAAGGTGCCGTCCGCGAACCTGCCCACCGCTGCGACCGCCAGTGTTCTGACTCCGGGCACATATGCTGCACGCCCGACCGCTTCTTCGGCAGGCGCGAATACTCTGTACTACGCCACTGATGTTCCTGAGTGCTACTTGTCGAATGGTACGTCGTGGTCTGTGGTTGGTTCGGGTGGCAGCGAGCTTGCGGTTGCGGTTGTGACTACGACGAGTCTTGCGCAGGGTCCGGCGTTTGCGAACATGC